ACCTCCACAATGAAACGCATAGGGGAAAGGTGAAAAACATCGTCAATGATTGGCTGGAGGAGTTTAAAATAAAGATTTTTCTTGATGTAGGATGCGGCAATGGATCTTTTGTAGCCGAGTTCTTATCCAGAGATGGCATAACCGCCCACGGGATAGATGTAAACACCTTCTGGAAAGAAGAGTGGGATAAAAAATATCCGGAATGGGACAGCCACTTCATATGCGGGGATTTTATGAAGGTGGTTTTCAGCGACAATATTGTGGATCTGCTACTATGTTCAGAGGTATTGGAACATCTCGATGAGGATACAATCAAAGAATGGGTAGAAAAGATGTCGGGCCTCTGCCGCTGGCTTGTTTTCACCTCCACGCCCTACAGCGAGGGCCCTTCATGGGACAGGTATTGGGGTCACCAGAGCATAAAACCCGTAAACCACTGGATCAATATTTTCAAGGACTACGGATTTACAGTTATCCGAAAAGCTCAGCCTCCTTCTCCTGCAAGTGGGTTGCTATTTAAGAACACCAACCTATAGGCTATTTTTTTGCGGAGGAGGCCGCCGGTAATTTCGGGGTCTCCTTTGCAGCCTTAACTTGCCCACGTGCTCGTATGTTGGCCACCTTCTCTTGAGATTTCACCTTTATGCGAGTATCCATGAGCTTCCCGGCAATTTCCTCCTCCGTCTCGGTGAGACTGGCTCCGGCCTGAATCTTAGCCAGAATAATCTCTCCCTGCAGTCGGTTGGTATCAGCTTCCATTTCAAGCCCTTTCTCGTGGGTTATGAGATCCTTCTTAAAGCCTGTAACCATTTCCTCTTTCCTGACCTCTGCTTCAGCTGCAGCATTGGCGCTGTTGATATTCTTCTCTTCCTCCAGTTTGGCGGTAAACTGCTGATCCTTCAGACCCAATTTCCTCTTCTCGGCTTTGGCATGTCGAAGTAGGGCTACCTGCTTATATGGATTTTGCTCATTCTCCAGCATAATAGCTTCTTCCTCGCCGATAGTTTCTTTCTGCAGCGCTGCAGCAATGTATTGGGCTATGCGAACTTGCTGATCCTGGGTAGGACCTGTTTCGATCTTCAGGCTAAATTCATAGTGGGTGAGATCTATATTCGTCTTAAAGAAGTTGAAGGTCTTGGTTCCCAGTGCCTCAACAAATCCTTTGGACTTCCCTCGTTTGATCATATCCGGGAGGAGAAGAGCTGCCGCTTTGGCGGTACGCTCATATATCTCCTTCTCGGCATGGTAAATATAGGTTAGTGCATGGGTTGTTGCCTGAGACGCAGTCTCTGTGACAAATTTCCCGATGTCGGGATTTGGTGTCGAGGCATCCTGAACTTGATTCAAGCCCAAGATATTCCTCAACACATCTATCAACGACAGAATATTATTAAAGTGCTGGGCAGCAGCATCGTTTATGCCATTGTTAAGCTCCTGTACCGGTCTCCATTGCCCAGAGGTCCCGGACCATTGTTTCATCCTCCATACAAGGATCCCTGTGTCAAAGTATAGACGTAGGGCCTCCTTGGGGGTCATTCGCTCCTTCCCTTGCCCCAGTGTGAGGTTCTCGAGGGCACTCATCTCAATAGATAGTCCAGCTGGACGGGATCTTGCTACATGATTTTGGAACTGCAGCCAGTTGATTTGGATCTGGTCCAGTGCGGGGATGATCCTCCGCATAATGCTATCAAAGTTGGTGGTATACAATTGATATCCAAGCTCGGTATCAGCTAGAGATCCGGCCTGCCTTGCCATATCGGTGGCCAGCCCGTAGTTGAAAATGAAGTCTGTGTCGACCACCCACATAGCGCGATATTTGTTCTTTGTCTTGCGTCTGACAATATATCGTTCGCCGTTGTGTTGCTCCTTGTACATGTCATCAGATACACCTTGGGGCAGGAAATCACGGGATACGCGCTCCATCTGCTTGTTCCCAAAGCGATTCTTGGCAATTTTATGGGTTCTTTCGTCATCACTAAACCATTCTGCATCAAGTACGGTGATTTTTTCGTGATCATATGGATAAGTGTAGGTCTCTTCGTAATAGTCGGTGGTGAACGCCCCCTGTCCGAAGGTTTTGTTCTTACCCCCAGACTCGGCCATTTCCTTATATTCCTTCTCGCTGAATTGATTTCCGGCCAGCTGCTTGAGTTCGGAGATGGTCATCTCTACATATTCCCCCACGCGTATCTTATCCCTGAAGTCTTTGAATTTGCATTGGTTGATAATGAGGCGCTCTCCAATCACTTTGCGGATCTTAAAAAATCCATTGGAGTCTATGTATGTTCGGGTTCCTGCCACACCTACTTCAATAAGATCTTCAACAACCTCTTCCCGGAGCTGCTCCATGTTATTAACCTCAAAGGCAACATCGATGACATCCTTGAGCTCCATGGCAGCCCTGTCTTTGTAAAACAGGTCCTTATACAGGGGGATCTCTCCTAAGTTCTGGGGCTCTGGATCATTCTCGTCTACCGGGGATGAAATATCCATGGTAGGGTGCACCTCCTTTAACTTGGAAAGCCACTCTCTGTTGGTAACCCATTCTGCCATTTGGTTTTCATATAGACGCTCGGCCTCGAGGGATTCAGAGTCAATGGCCCGGATCTTAGGGATCCTGGGCTCAGCTAATATCATTCCCTGCAGGACCTGTACAAATTTGGGAGCAATGGGCAATATACTCCAGTCCAAATTCTTCCAAGAGGTGTCCTGCTTACCGCGATTTCGCTTCTTTTTAGGACCCTGCATCTCCTTATACTGGTCGATCTCTTGCTTCCCTCTGGCATAGTCACGCCATTCCTTATACTTATTGGCGACATTGCGGAACAATGCGGGGCCTGTGCCTCCCCGGTATTCCCAGTGCATAGCGCGGACATATTCCATGCACCACTGGGCCTTTTTCTTTATTTCTGGTTTTACAAAGTGTGAGGGAAATCCTCTTTTGGCGTCCTTTTGTCCGACGCCGGTGTGTTGTTTTGGGTATTTGTCTTTAACTACTGCCATGTTAAAAAGCGTCTAATACGGTGTCTCCTCCTTTTTGTATCTGCTGGCTCCTGTCTCCAGACTGATCAAACTCATCAAACCACTCATCTACGTCGTGTACCTCGGTTTCCTCATCGATAATAGCCTCTCCTGCTACCTCCGTATATCCTGCAGATACTGCGGCGTCATAAATCGTGGTGTTATCTGGTTCAAAGCCCAGCAATGATTCAATGGTTCTTGGAAACATGATACGGTGACCATGTTTGTTGACGAAAGCTATCAACCTCCGTACGTATGAGTCAATAACTTCTTTGGTAGACGAAATACCCCCATCGTCTGTTCGGGTATTTTGGATAAACGCCTCGTCAGGGTTATAATTATGCTTAAATATAATACATTCTTCGTAACCTCTGTCAACCAAGTGCTTAATAAGTTCCTTGATATTTGCCTCGATTAACACAGAACATCCGAAATACCGGATAGTCATAATTAAATCTTCATAGTAGGTTTCAGGATCCTGTGGCCGGTGGATATACTCTAGGATCCAGTTGTGGGTGGTCCAGTCTTTCATATCCTTCCCGTGGTCGATCGCTGCGTTATAGAGCTCCTTAACGTGAAATGCGGCCTTTGATGCCCGTGGATCCTTGGTCTTAGAATATTTGATTGGGTCGGTTCCTATCCTAAATAATCGGTTATTTTTAGGCCTCCAGATCTTCTTGCCATCGGCGGTCCTGTAGTAGGATATGTTATTGGCCAGTTTCTTCTGGTTCTCGTACTTCTGGGCTTGATCTACGTCAAGGATCTTGTGGATATAAACCCTTCCGGCGTGTGTATCCTCCCGGAACTCCACCTCACCGTCCTTCTTCCCGCCCTTCCAGAAGAAATTCCCTACCAGGTAAGGCGGTCTTTTCATCGATTCGAGCTCTGCCAGCCGATTAGATAGGATAAATACATTAAAAATAGACTTAGAGGCGTCCTTTATAAATGCCTCTGTAGAGTTTCTGGGGTTTTTTCTTAGTATACTAGCTTTGGCCCGAGAGTTATCCGCCTCAGAGGCAAGCTCATTTTCAATCTTTTGGTTAGCTATATCAGCGTCTACGATCCCGTGGATGTTACAAGGGGCTTCCAGCCCTCCCATAGAAACTAGGGAGGTGTCTGTCTCTAGGGCGGAGATCAGGTATCGATAGATCTTGGATCTAGTCTCCCCGTTGGCATCCCGGACTTTGGGGTCGCTTTTCATCCACACTCGGTGGCACTCGTCCCCGCCTTCATTCATTTCCTCCACCGTGGAGGTCTTCCTGAGGAGCCCTATTTTCCTGTGGTTACGGAATACACACTTCCGGTTTACCTCGTGGCGTTTCTCTATATCCGCCTGCTTCTTGGGATCCGTGTTATGGGTGACCTGACAATCTCCAAGAAGATGCAACTTGTTTCCGTCTAAAACAAACCCAATCCACGGGCCATCGGCAACCTTCTCCACTGTAAATCCACATCTCAGAGGGTTTCTTGTGTTTTTATGCTGATTTTCAACCGGGTCAAACTTCTTCCTTTCTACTTTGACGGGTATTTCATTGAGGTTATGCCCGAAGATATTTAGACGATATACCTCACAATAGTAGTAGGATCCGTCAATTCTTCTCATCGATGCGGTTTTGGGGTTCAAACTGCATCCAAAGCCCAATTCAGTAGCCAGTCTTTTTATTCCCTCTGCCAACCGTTTGTTTTTTTGAGTAATTTCATAATTACGACTTGCATAAGGCCCCGTGGCTCTATATCCATCCGAATCAATCAATCCAGCTAATAGTTTTAACCTATTCTCTCGGCTATTAATCAGAAAATCTCTGGGGATATGTTTGTTTTTAAGAAGATTGTAGAATCGTAGAAATTTGTGTTGTCCATATAACCGATATCTGGTTGTCCTCCCAATATGTCTTTTTTCTGCTACATTAAATTTTCCCTTCAACCAGTCTATAATCTCTTTGTCTTCATTTGTTATTACCAATCTACAGCTATCACCATCCCCAAGCCATAAACCCATTAAATACGGATCCATAAACAATTGCTGTTCTTTATATTCAACCCCCACCTTGTACAGCATCAGGTGCTTCTGCTGGGTTTTGTTAAGCTTCAGGTAATCAATAACCGGCATATTGACCGTGTCTTCTTTGTGATATTTTTTTTCACGGTATTCCAGCGTTCTGCTCCCGTAACACCACTTCATGGATAACACATGCCCGTCGCTGCACTCCCATGTATCCCATTTATTGGGGATAATCTTAAACATCTTCCCGTGCCCTGTCTTTATCTCCAATATGTTTCTAGGGGTGGAATCGTCTCCCATTAACTGATCTGAAAGACTAATATTTTTGGCTTTTTTCAACTCTCCAGAGTACGTAAGCACCTCAGTATTAGGACTTTTACATTTTCCTATTTCGTCCTCAAAGAGGTCAGAGATGGTCCGGCCATCGAGGAACTTCACTCCGGGTTTGGCCAGTGCTATGGAGGATCTGAGCTCTTTGTCTTCTCCAAATTCTATGTCTTGGGATCCTTTCCCGGATCTGGACTTCATCCTAAAGCTAAATCCATTCTTAGGGTTGGTGCCGTGGTCATTCTCTGGTTTGAAGAAGGGTGGAAGGTCATTATATAGCGGGACCAGCTTGATTTCAAAGATCTCATCCTTAACATCTGCTTCAGATTTACTCTGGATGGTGGCATTCTGGTTATGATTAGACGTGACATTGTTGACGATACAGGCCAGCTCCTCATTGGTCTTCCCTGTTCCCCGGGGGCCAATAATCATGTACCCCGCACAAAGGGGATCTTGGGCACAGAACTCACGGAAATAGAAGGTTTTTCTTGAGAAGTCGTAGAATATGGGATATCCATTGTTTTCTTCATGGTCGTAGTGGCACCACTGGAGGTACATGTAGTGGTCTCCGGTTACAAAGGTGGGCTGACCGTCGTTGAAGAACCATATCCCTATTCTACGGCGTCCCCACTCCCTGCGACGGTACTTCTCCAGTACTGGATCCACATGCTTTACCTTGAGGATTTTGCCGTCCTCAAACAGCTGTTTCTCCTCCTTGCGGATGAACCTCTCCTCCTCGTACCTCTCATTCCAGAACTCTGGGAGCTCGGACCTTTTCCAGAACTGGTGGTGCTTGGGTTGGTCGTGGAAGAGGATCTCCTCGTTGGTGGGTTTTTTGGGGAGGTAGCAGATATACTCCCCATCCTGCTGGTTCCCCACTATCTCCTTGCTGCCACCAGGTATAGGATAAAACATTATGCTATTTCAAGGATCCGTTGGTTATTCTCTGGGGTAATCATCTCAAGATCCTTGTCTTCTTTAAGATCTGAGTGATCATCATAGAATTGCTTCTGTAGTTTACTCAATGCCTGTCTTCGGACCTCACATGCCTCCATGAGCACTGTTTTCTTCTTCGCGTCATCAAGGGCATTATCCTTGTCTACGGGCTGAAATCGTAACTCCAGAAACTCATCTAGTTCTTGGGTAGTTACCACTATGTCTGTCCATACAGGGTAGTTCTGGATCTTCAGATACCGCATGGCCATGGCCTTTGTCATGGGGTTTTTTATGTCCATGACAGCCTGTATCTTCTGGTCCCACTTCCCTCCAGCCGTCCAAGTGAAGCCTGCCTCAAGCATGGCCGCCTCTTTCCTTTGTTTTAGTTTATCTGGGTATTCCTCGTTGAGGTCACTCCCCTTGTCGTATAGCAGAATAATGTACTTAACCACCTTGGGTCTATCCTCTGGGGAGAAGAAAAGGTGGTTAGGCTTTGCTTTAACCTCCTTCTGGCCCTCCTTCTTTTTGGGGGGTTTGGGCTCCTTCTGCCTCATGAAATCCTTGAACTCCGCGTATTTGAATAGGGAGGGAAAGGAGCTCTCGATTTGGTCGAGAGCTACCTTGTGAACGTGGAATTTAAGGTTTTCGAGTCTTTCTGTCATAAGATGACAACTATGTCCAGCGAGCGTATAATCTTGTAATCTTCCTCTTCCCAGCTGATATCCATACCAGCCTGTTTCAGGTGCATAACACGGTCACCAACTTTTACATCCATGGGGATGTCTATGGTTCCGGGTCCTATCGCAATAACCTCACCTATGAGTGAGGGGTGCGATTCTTTGTGTTCTTCGGGCACTATTAAGCCACCCTCCGTGACGTCGTCAAGGGGGATAGTTTTAATCAGTACCCTGTCTTTCAAGGGTTTTGGAATCATTTCTTCGCTGATTTCCCCGCGGGTCCTTGTTTCCCGGCTGCACCTGCCTTGCCATCCTTGCCATCTTTCCCGGCGGCTCCGGCTGGACCGGGATCCCCTTTGTCACCCTTAGGCCCTTTGGAGGATTTTTCCTTAGTATTAAAAACTGCGTCTTCCAATTTTTCGAGTCGATCCTGTACTTCTTGATCGCGTCCCATAGTAAGCTATTTTAGTGAAACATAAGAATTGTCCTAACAAATATAACATCTCATTTGAAATACTCTCCAATTTCGTTACTTTAGATTCGTACAAAAAACATAATCGATTATGTATTCAGCTGAAAAAGTCAAGATGGCCTCACTAAAAACTGGATCCGGAGAGCGAACTCCTACGTCCAAGCACACTGGAGGCAAAAACTACTCTTCAACAAGAGTGAGTATGGCATCATTAGGCGCCGATGGGTCCGCAAGGAACAAGATCGGTAGCGGTTCTGATAACAAGAACTATTCCAAAACTCCCCCTAAAATGCCTATGGGCAAAGAAGTGGGTGGCAATGTAAATCGTGTAGACTCTCACCACGGAGGTTAAGATGGGAAAGTATACAAAACGCGCCATCGACAGGATGAGTTCCGCTAAGGACCTCACTTCCCCGCCGGTGACAAACCAGGAGCGTGTTCCCATGAACAACCCTGAAGATGGATCCATAAACACATTGGGGGTGTACGGAGCCTATGAGAACCCCAAACAACGGGCCAAAAAGGCCAAGAAAAAAAGACCTCGATACAAGAGGATGGCATAATGGGAGTTAGAATAAAACCAAAGCGAAAGCAACCCAGAGGTGCCAACGTGAAAGGCACCGTTAAGCGCATACAGGACGCTATATCGTACGCGAAACCAAAGCCCCAAACCATGAACGCAGGTCTGAGCACCACAGAGGCTAAGCGCCGATTGGAAAATATGAGAGGGGATCCTAATACCCTTCGGGATAAAGCCAGAAGGCTAAGAAAGAAGGGACTCAAACAAACAATAAGACTTAATAAAAAAATTGACCGCCAGATGGGCGATTGATCATGATTCAGTGGTTAAATTCAAAAGGGAGCCTTTAAAGCTCCCTTTTTTTATTGGAGACCAGCTAGTAGTCTAGAACCTAGTCGAAGTCACCCAAATATCTTTATCTCGTAAGTATCACTACATACGTGCGCTCCCAACGACCCACCCACCCTGTAGAAACGCCAATTCCTGCTCTAGTGTATTTACCATCTAAGAGATGTATCCTGTGACTCAAGTCCGGAACATCCTCATCGATGATAAACTGTTTAACGGCATTGTTGACGTCATAACACCATAGAATGGATTCCGGGTATCCCATCTGGGAGTGTTGAAGGACTCGATTCTCTAGCAAAAATTCGGCATACCTCTGGGCTTTTTTCCCAAGTTGGTTATCCCAGGTAAGCTTTCCTACGGGCCAGTGATCCTTTAGGCTGATGCCTATACTGGCACTGTATAGCGCCGGTTGTAATCTGGCATAGTTAAGTTCTCCTAAGAGGGCAGCTCTCTCCAGCTCCGGCTTGTCAGTGAAACTGGAGAAAACAAAAAATACTATGAAAAATAGTGATGCCCTCATCTAAAATTGATTTTACACCTCGAATATAGTAAATGTTCCACGTGGAACCTAATCCTCTACAACTCCTCTACAACGTGCCCTTCGGCTATGATTTTAAGGCTGGT